TGTAAAGGCTTTCTTCCTATAATTTTTTTCTGAGAATTGGCTTACTTGGTTTGCATATATAATAGCATATTTGTGTTTTTGTTTTAGAAATTCTCTAAACAGTGCTAAGTTTTTATTTATCTCCATTCTCCTTTGTTTGAAATAAAACTAAGATGTATAATAATCAATTTTCTTAAACCGTTATTTTTTGAAATATTATCATTTCACTTTACGGGTTTCTTCGGTAATTTTTCGGTAAAGTTAAAATTCTGCTAATGGATATTTTCTCATCTGTCGGCAAATACTATCTGTCATTATTCAGTCGTCGTGGTATCATACCTGGTGGTCTTCCCTCCCTTTGTCTGAATAGATAAAAGTATACATTTCTTTTTTTATTCTTTCATCTACTTCTGTAATTCCTCATTTGTATATTGCTACTTTATAGTCTTCCATAAGGATAGGTCTTGTTTTTCAGTCCGTTATCCATCAAATTTCTTGAGTTTGTCTATCGTATGTTCTATCTACTGTGTTCCTGATGTAGCATAAACTATATCGGTCATATTCTTTGGCTTTGGTATAGAATGCATATCAAGTATTGTTTTTTTCTACTCCTATTCTTCATCGGTATCATAAATTGATTAGTCTATCCACCACCTTACATAATCAATCTCAAGGGTCTGTGTATCAATAATAACAAGCTAATAATTCTGCTGTTTCTCTATCCCTTACCATAATACAAGAGTAATCTCCCCCACTTACTCAAGCTGATGTATCTCAACCATAAACCACTTGTCCCTCTGGAGCAGGTCTATAAATTCTTAAATCAGGAATTATATCGTCCTCTGTATAAGGTGGAGTTTTTAGAGCTTTAATTACATTCGTTTTGAATACTGGAGTACCTGTGTTCATAAAGGCTTCCTCTGGAGTGCTTGGATACTCTTGAAATGCATAATCAGGGTTTGTATATGAATTATACATATTCAAATACCATTTCTTTTGTCATTCTGATAGGATAGTTCAGTCTATCATTGGTCTATTAAGATGTTCTAATTCTTTTGGCAGTTTGATAATTTCTCAGTCCTCTATAGGTAATGAATATTCCGGCATAATTCGTCGTCATAGGAATATACAACTTCGTTCATAACTATCGTGTCCGTAGTATTTATTCCACATCATTTCAAATTCGTTTCCATAACCGTTTGCTGTGCTTTCTATAATGATGTCAGAAGTTTTAGGAACTGATGGCATTGTCCCTGCTAATAATTCTGTGGCATTGTTTATGAATGCAAATTCAGAGATGTGTAGCTTACTTCGTGTACCTCATCTACTATCTGTTATGATGGATATTTTACTATGATTATCTAAGAATTCTAATTCTTGTTTTGTTGAATATTTTGTCGTTGGCTTTCTCCATAATTTTCAGTCGTTTAATCTTATCATTTCAGGCAGTCTTGTATATGCTGTCTTTACCTTATCAAATAGTTCTGCTCTTGTTTTATCCACCTGTGCTAATATTCAAATATTTTGGTTGGCGTACATAATAGCATCATCTAATCAACTTATTGCTTCATTAGTGGATATTCACATCTGTCTTCCTTTTAGAATGATAAGTCTTATTCTTCAATATTTCTCTCTTAGTCCACATTTTCTTTTTTCCAAAATTACTTGAGCAGGGTTTCTTTGGAATGATACTTCTACCTGTTCCTTGTTAATTATCTTATAAATTTGTAATCTTTTATCTTTCCTGTAAAAAAGGCTTTCCATATTTGTTTAGCTTTTTAAAAGTTCTTTTAAGTTGTTGTCTTACGGCATTTCAGTCTAATCAAAGCAGTCTTCCAATTTGTTCTGAATTCATTTCCTTTCAGTCCCATTCATAGTCGTAGTATGCGTTAAAACAGAATATTCTTATCCTATTGAATGCTTGTCTATCTTCGCCATTTACTTTTTCTTTGACAGTAAAGTCTATGAAGTGGTCTTTGTACGTGATTTTGATAATTCAGTCCTCACTAACTAACCTCACACTTCAATCAATGAACATTGGCTTAATACTCTGCAAGTATGCTCTTATTTTGATTAAAGTTTCCTCTTTCATCCCTCTAATTCTTAATGAGTAAATTCTCATCAATAGGCTCTGCTTTGATAGTTGCGTCCGTTTTGGAGATGTTGGTCGGCTCTCCCAATTCTGTCTTTATTATTCTTAGAATTTTATCAAATTCCTTTACATTGATGTTAGGGTCTTTCTGCAATAGTTCCTTTTCCACCTTTTGCATAAATAATCAGATTACGGCTTTTTTTGCTTTCATAAGTTTATCCACAGGAATTTCTAAGTTCTTTGCTTCTTCCTTTGCTCTCCTTTCTAAAGCTTTTTGAAGTATTTTGTCTTTGTATTCTTGTTTTTCTTTTGACCGTCCTCTTGTATTCCTATTCATAGTCCCGTTCCACTTTCATTGACCGTATTTTGTCTCCATAAAAACTTTTACTTCATCAATATCACTTTGAAAAAACTCTAACTTTAATGCTTGTCGGTCGTAAGTGCTTTTCATTACTTGTAATTAGTATATCATAAATTGTTTAAGTCCTTTTTTAGCATTTCTAATTCCATATCGTCCTTTACTTTGATAATTAGAGTTGCTGTCAATGTTTCATAATTATCTGCATTAAATTCCTCTGTCTCCATTTCAGGGAATAATTCTGCTTTTGATATTTTTAAATCTCAGATGTTGAAATCTCATAAGATGTTTAGCTCTTGGCGTAGATTTTCTAAGTCCCATTCACTTTCGTTTAATCTATTATCCAATATTCTTAGCTTTTTTACTTGTGCGTCTGTTAATTCTTCCATAATTACGCAAGGGACTTTTTTTAGTCATAACTTCTTAGCTCATTCCACCCTTCAATGTCATATTATAATGATGTTATTTTTATCTATTACGACAGGTTGCAGAAATCAAAACTCTTTTATTGAATTTGCTATCCTATTTACTTGAGTTTCATCGTGTATTTTGTTATTGAATTCATACGGAATGAGTTGCTCTATATCTTTTTCTATTATTTTCATTTGCTTATAATGTAATATGTAAATCAGTATATCATAATTCTTCTAATTCCCCTTTAGCTATGTTTGCTTCTCAAAAACTATTAAACTGTACGGATAATGTTATTTCATTTTCCTTAGGTTGTTTTTCTTTCTCTTTTTCTTCTCCATAGTCGTCAGGGTTGAATTCAGGTGCGTCTAATTCTGGGAACATATCAAATGCTGATATTTTGAGTTCTCAGAAGTTTAAATCAGGTAAGCTATCCAATTCTAATTTCAGGTTGGCTAAGTTGTATTCACTTTCATTGAGTTTATTATCTAATATCCTGTATTTTTTGATTTGCTCATCTGTTAAATTTTCTGCTCTAATGCAAGGTACTACCGTCATTCATAATTTTTTCGCTCATTCTACTCTACCGTGTCCTACTATTATTATATTATTCTTATCTATCACTATTGGCTGTGTAAATCAGAATTCTTTTATACTGTTTGCTATTCTATCTATTTGAATGTCGTCGTGTATTTTGTTATTCCATTCGTATGGAATAATCTTATCTATTTTTACTTCTTCTATTTTCATTTTGTGATGTTATGAAATAAAATTACTTTCTTAGATTACAGCAGTCCTCTTTGTCGTAGTTGAAATTTTCCTTTCGGTATTTGTAGTGGCTTTCTACATCTTCACATACACTTATTTGTGGCTTTTTGATTTTGCTTAATAGCTCTATTTTCTTTTCCAATGGTAAGTGCATATATCCTCATTCGGAATATGTTCGGTCTGAGTAATCAATATTAAATCGTTTTTTTATCCAGTGATTTACTCTTAAAAACTCTACAATGATTTTGTCGCATTTTATTGCATTTATCTTATCTACATCTACATACTGTGGAATGTATGGACTAAGTCTGATTTGAACGTCGTATCATAAACTCCATAATTTTTCTACAGCTTTTATTCTATCACTCATTCTTGTAGCATTTTCATATGTAGCTCATAATTCGTCGTCTGTGCTTGTTATTGTGATTTGGATATGTGCTAAGTTTTTGTCTAGAACTTTGATGTATTCATCTGACGCTACTAAGTCTGATTTCGTCACTATCAGATATCCCTTTTTACAAGCGTTAAATGCTTTCAATACATTGTATGTTATCTTATGGACTTTTTCTACTGGTTGAAAACAGTCTGTCATTCCTCATAATCTTGTGATTTGTCCTTTCGGAATTTCTGTCGCAATGATTTTGTAGGCTGTTTTCAAATCTATAAACTTAGGGTTGTTTGGATGTCGTAGTCCTCTAAAGTCCAATAAAGCTCTTGCATAGCAATACTTACAGTTATGCGAACATCATTGTCAGTAAGTGTCTAATCTTGTAGGGTATAAACATTTACTTCCCTCTCCTCATCATACTGTGTTGTATAGGCTTCAGAATTTTTTAATACTTGGCATTTGTTTTGGTTATAAATTAAAGCCGATATTCCATTCATTTTGCTTGATGTAGTTTTGTCATATATTCGTTATATTTTTTTCGTGCGTCTAGGCTTCTTCTGACTTTTTCTGCTCTTGGTAATTTTGCTATGTCTATTCATAATAGTTTTCTACATTCCCCTGCATTCATTGAATATAGTTTTCATTGTTTGAAGTAATCTACTGTCATAAATCTTAGACCACTTAACCAACTTGTACTATCCACAGAATAAAAAGGATATTTTTTCAGAAAATAATCTGAAGTTACTCAAAATCAATGGAACTTCGTTTTGTATTTTTTTCATATAGTAAAACAAAAATTGAAATATTTTTCTATAAATTCTTTTTTATAATGGCTACCTGCAATACCTCATAGACCGATGTAGTTATATTTCTCACAAAATTCCTCAAATCATTTATAATCTCATTTTACAAAGTCTTCTCAGTGATATACGGGCAAAATATACTTTCCTGTTTCCTTTTCTAAAAATTCCTGATTTTCTATCGTTTCTTCAATAGAATTTGTATCCATGTTTGCTATTACATTATATGTGTTTCAATGTTTTTGTACATATTTTGCATAATCTATGATGGATAATTTTAATCAACGAGTTCTTATAGCAAATCATCAACTGTCTAAAAATAAATCATTAACTTTTACTGTATCAGAAATCAATGTTTTTTTATTACAAACGTCTGCAAAGGATACTAACCCATATTCAATAACGACATTTTCAGGTATTTGAGATGCCATCTGAATTCAAGACAAATAAATTTTCATTTTCTATTTTTTTGAATTAAAATAATCATTGATAACTTTTAATGTTATTTCTGTTCTTTTTTTATCATATTTACCACTTTCCATTTTTTCTTTATATTCTCTAATCAAATCTTCGTTATAAAAAGGAGTTTCAATTCAATTATTGTTAAATACTACCCATTTTCTAAAACAAGATGGACATTTTCAACAATAGTGTTGTCCATTATAACAAGATATCGTTTTCTTCAAATTCTCTATATCGTATCATTGATGTATATACCATTCTACAATATCATTTTTTGTCATATCCCAAAAAGGAGATAAAACTTTAACATCTTTTCTTGAGATTTTGCTTAATAATTCAGAGAATTCTTGAAAAATAGCCTCATTTTTGTCTTCGCAATTATCATCTTTTAATCATCACATAATGATTTCATTTCAAAATTGGACTGCAATTGTAGCTAATAATAGGTTTCTTGCTGGAATAAAAGCATTTTTATCTTCAATTTGAGGTATAAAACATTCTACCTTTTCAGCATTTGGAAGTAATTTTTTTGCACATTCCCATTCTACTAATCAGTATATAGTTCATAAGTCTACATATAAAGGTAAGACTTTTTCTCATTTACTTTCATACCACTTATATGCGATATAACTATCAATTCCACCACTAAATAATAGCACCTTAGTCATTACTTGAATGTTTAAAAAGTAAAACTTTACAACCTTTTACTTGTTTTTGAATTTCCTTAACCTGTGCTTCTTCACTTTCATAATATGTTTTTATCTTAAATCTTTTTATTCATCAAACCTTGTTTTTAATGATGGTGTCAAAGCTCGGCATTGCATTATTGAATTGTACTCTGTTATAAACTCAATTTTTTCTCAACCATTTTAATGTTATTTCTTCATCACATTCTGGTCTTCAAGTAATAATTACAGCGTCCTCTGGTGGTTTAAATAATAATTTGAATTTACTTCTATACCATACCCATATTTTAGGGAATTTTGTTAATCGGTGTTCGCTTTTCTTTAAATCTCTACATAAAATTCCATCTAAATCATATCAAACCTCATAAGTTTCTTCTCGGTCTGCTTTTTCCCATTCAAAGATGTAAAATTCCTTTCAATTGAATATTTTATACTGTATGTCTGCATTATAATCACAAGCTAATACTAAGACATCTCATTTTACCTTTCTTCTAAGGGTATTTACTGTTCATCAAGTTCTATAAACATCATCAACGATTAGAACTTTTCAGAATGGTTTTCCGTTTATTTGTACCTTTTTTGTAACTCTATTTACATTTGCTATGAATAATGGCTTGTGTAAGATGTAGCTTAACATAGTAGCAGGGACTGTTCAATCTCTTGAAATACCAACAATACAATCATATTTCATAAGTTCAGATTTCCTGCTCTCTAATTTTTCATACACCTCTTGGTATGTTATAATTACACTCATTTTTTATTTCAAAAAAGTAAAATATGCATTCTTTGGCAATAACGGTATTCGTTATCTAAACAGAATTGTAGTACCTCTTTATTTATTTGACTTTCGTAGTCCGTTCATTCAGGCATAATGTAAACTCTTTCTTTAAAAATATCGTATTTTTTAATATATTCTTGTATTTCTTTGAAATCTTTTTTTCATTTTGCTACAAATTTGAAGCAAATATTGATAGGATAAACAGCACAGAGTGATAATTCATTTAATGCTTTTAATTCATAAGGTTTGTTTCAACTGTTGCTTAGTTTTGGCGAGATGTTTATTTGATGGAATTTATTTCTAATTGGAGTGCTTCCATTCGTTTCTATTTCCCACGTATAATT